CTCATATGATGGAGACAGCCTTCTGGCTGTAGCGCATGAGCGTCTTACGGCCCTGGTAGGACAGGCTGCGCTCGAAGGTGCGTTCTCCCGTCGAGCCGATGGTAAACTGCTCGCCTCCCCCAGAAGCGCGCCCGCGCCAGGCGGCGACTGCTACATCGAGGGCGATGCCGACGATCTCATCGGGGATGGCTGGCCAGCCGAAGGAGCCGGTGCCGCGCGCGATGGCGTCATAGCCGGCGAAGAATGGGTAGACGTTACCCGACGAGGGGATCGGGCTCATGTGGATCTCGGTGTACGGCCAACCGAGCTCGCGGTCCACCAGGGTCGGGCGCAACAGGTAGTCCTGGGGTGGCACTAGCGACCATTGGGTGCTCGCAGCATTCCAGGTCGGGGCAACCTCCAGCGAAGTCAAGGAGATGATGCCGATCGGGGCCTGGAGGATGCGAGAGTCGAACTCGTCGCCGTCGAAGATGTAGACGCGGACGACGACCGTGGCCGTGCTGTAGGCGTTGAGCAGCGGGGCTTGGAAGGTCACCACGTTGCCGGCGACAGCGATAACGATGCCGTGCTCATGCGTGCCCGAGACGGGCCCGAGCATGAGCGCGTCACCGATGCTCACGCCAGAAGCACTGGTCAGGGTGACCGATGTCGCCCCGATCGACACCCCGCCGTTCAGCGTGGTGTCGATGTTCGGCAGTGGGGCCAGCGGGCGGCTGGTGTAGCTCTCGATCCAGCCGTTGATCTGGTCGCAGAGCGTCTGCAGCAGCCCATCGTCGGTGCTATTCGAAATGGCCAGCCGCGATTTGAGCCCAGTCAGAGTTGCGTAGGTACCGAGAGCCGTGGCCATCGGTTAGCCGGCGTCCTCTGTCTCGTCGTCCTCGGCGCCAAAGACCGTGTGCAGGTGTTCGCTCAGGGTCTTCTCGCGCCACTGGCGCCCCTCGAACTCCTCGACGGTTTCGAGTACCTTGGCCCTGCTGGCGCGGTCGAGCCCGGACGGGTGTCTCTTGACGGGCTTGGTCTTTGTTTCGGCCATGTCCTTCTCCTAGTGATCGCCCAGGCGGTGGGCAACTTGGGCAAGATCTCTCTCGATCTGCTCCATCAAATTGGCCGCGTTGCCCGCACCCAGGCCGCGCAGGCTGCCGTCGACGCTCCGCTTGAGGAGGCCGCGATCATTGCAACCGATCTGCTCGGCCTGGAGCTCTGCGTCACGTTCCGTGACGGAGAACAGCGCGCTCTCCGACGCCGCCAAGACTTTGGCCTGCTTGAGCATGTCGGCCAGCGTGTCGGCCGCCTTGCGCTCAAGGTGATGACGCTCTTTGTCGATCTCTGCATAGCGCGTCTCAGCCGTGGCAGTCCGAGCACGCTGGCGCAGCACCTCCTCATCGGCCCTCACGGCCATCAGAGAGGCGAGCTCATTGCGGACCTCGGCGCGTTCGGCCTGAACCTCAGGGAGGGGCCGAGGGGCGGTGGCACCCTCGGTGTAGAAGGCGAAGATCTCGTCGCCGAGCTGGGTGTCGCGCTTCTGCAGCGCGACGATCTCGGCGAGAAGATGTGCCCAGCCCTTGTCGAAGTCTTCGAGGGCCGTGCCCTTCTTGGGTCGGATTGGTGTGATGCTGGCCAGTTCGGCCATGAGTCGGCCTCCGGTCTGAACCTCCGAAGAGAAGGGGGTGCGGGCGGAGGTAACCCGCACCCCCCAAGCAGGCTTACGGGATGATCCCGCTCTGCTTGATGAACGCCGCCGGAACGATCAGCGCGAGCCCCGAGCGGGCCGACACGCGGACGGCCGTCTGGTCGTTCGTAAACAGGATGTGCTCGCTTAGGGCCATCTCAATGGCCTGGCGGTCGAGCACCCTGCCGAAGGTAAAGTCACCCACATAGAGATGAGTGGCGTTGGTCGAGGTGCCCTGCGTCTCCAAGATGGAGATCTGTGCCGTGAGCAGGACGGGGATCCCGAGCAGCATGCCCTTCCAGACGGGCGGCACGAAGGTGCCGGAAGTCTGCAGGGTGCCCGCCCCCGGGATGGCCACCGGTGCGCCGAAGTTGCCGGCGATCGAGGCCAGGATGTAGCGGTTGTTGGAGTCCTTCAGCGTTGAGAGGGACTGCATCACGCGGGGATGCATGATCCAGGCGTTGGGCTCGACGCCCGCAGTTCGCAGGTTGAAGACAAGGTTGATGAGCTTGTCGGCAGCACCGGCGGCGCTGTAGGAGTCGCCGTTGGCCGCGGGGGTGTAGCCGGTGGTCAAGCCCGAATAGGAGCCCATCCCGGTCAGGTTGTTACCGGAGCCGGAGCCCTCGATGAACTGCTGGTCCTGGAAGAGGGCCAGAGAACGCGCGAGAGACTTGGCGATGTACGCCTCATAGGCCGGCGTGGAGTCCGCCAACAGCTCATTGCTGAAGACGTTGTATGCCGCCTGCTTTTTGATGGTGATCGTTTGCTGGGCAAAGGTCGCGTCAGACGCGGTAATGGTGCCCGCCTCGGCGTAGCCCGCAGAGGTCGGCATGACCGTCTCACGCGGCAGGAGAACCGAGTTGGAGACTACCGGGATGGATTCGACGCCTGGGGCGTTGCGGAAGGCGACGGCCGTCTGCAGCGATGGCGCGAACTGCTCCTGGAGCCATTGGGGTGGAACCAGCGCGCCACCAGCGGCCACGGTGGCCTCACCAGCGGCACGGACTGCCCATTCCTTGAGGGCCGGGCGGTCGGTTACCGGCAGGTCCGCCTCTTCGACGATCGTGGCGAAGGCGAAGGGGTTGGCCGGCAGGCTGACGCTGCGGCTTTCGTGATCCTTGTTGTAGCGCCCCTCGGTGGCCTGCGACAGGTCACGCTCGAGCTCTGCGCCACTCCAATCCCCGCTGCGCAGGGCCTGGATCATCTTGGACAAGCGGGGCGTCTGCGGCCGCTTGAGGTTGACGTTGGAAACGACGGCTCCGGTGCCGGCACCCGCGGGACGATCCTTGTCGTCCACGGTGTTCACGGCACGGACAGCCGCCTCGGCGCCGCTCTTGGCAGCGTCGGTCACCAGCTTTTCGAGCTGGTCGGCGGTAATGTCCACGGTGAGGAACTCCCATTCAGGGCATGACGAAGCGCCGCCATACGGCGGGCTTCGGATGAGGAGCAGCGAGGATCAGCCGGTAATCCGGCGAACGACCTCTAGTCCTGCTTCGGCGGCGCGGGCCGCCATTCGCTGCGCCAGTTCCTCGTAGGTCGGTTGCACGTTCTCACGCACCGCGATTACCGCGGGTTGTGAGGCAGTGTCCTCACCAGATCGCTGGCCTTCGTCGTAGGCCTCTGCGCAGTCCATACCGAGCACAGAGGCGATTGAATCGTGAGCGCCCCGTAGGGTGGTGACGTCACGGGCGCTATTGCGCGCGCCGGCGCGGGTGGCGGGGGTATCGGCTTCGGGCACATCCTCGCCGCTCTTGGCGGCGCCGTCCCCCTTCCAGGCATCGGGCAGCTGGGCCACGAAGGCCGCGCCCTTACGCTTGGCGATGGCGATGATCTTGGCCTTGATGGAATCGGTATCGCCCTTGGCCCGTCCGAGAGAGTGAGCAGCGGCGGCCACGTCTCCGGGCTGGGTGATCGGGAAGGAACGATTGGGGCCGGCGAAGTCCTTGTCGGACATCGCGTTGCGCTCCTCGGTGGAAATGTCGCGTCGCGTCGCTTCGGCCGCCAGGATGGTGATGACATCGCTCGCTCGGACGGCAAGCTGCGCCAGCGGATTCGATTCGACCGGCGTCAGGGCCACGCCATAGGCCGGCCAGTCCAGAACCTCTAGGGTGCGTTCGTCGATGCGGACGGCATGTTCGGCGGAATCCCCGGAGAGACCGAGGGCTCCGGCCTCTAGGAGGGGCTTGATTCGAGCGGCGTAGTGCTTGTTGCGTTTGTCGATCTGAGCCTGGACCCAGACGCCGTCAGCGTCGATGCGGACCGGACTCCAGCCGCCGATGCGGATGAGGCCCATGTCCGGCTCGAAGCCATGGTGGTAGCTGACCGGCCGAATGAAATGGGGCTCCTGTCCAACTTCTGTGCCATTGGCGCTGCGAATCGCCTTGCCTGGCTGCACATCCGGAAAGAGGTCCCAATGGAAGTCCGTTTTGGCCGAGAAAAAGGTCCCGTAGGTGTCTCGACCCTTGAACGGATAGGCGAGCCCCTCGATAACCTGGAAGTCATCGTTTTCGGAGACTGTGCGAACGGCGGAGTTCATGCCGCTACCTCTTGCAAACGGGCCGCGATAGCGGCTGCGGAATCGCGCCGGCGCAGGCCGGCCTCGATAGCTTGCCGGGTGGCGTCGTCGATGCTGCCGCCCAGAAGGGTCTTGGTGTCCAATGGCTTGTCCGGCTGAGCGATCCAGGCCTTGACGGCCGGTATCCGGTAGAGGGCCGCCCCGACGGAACGCAGAGATTCCGGCACGTCCGTAGCGTCCTCACCACCGGAGATGATGCCTTCGGGCTGCTCAAGCTCGATCACATTGGCCGGATCTGAGGCCGGGATCAAGGCTAGTGGGATAGCAGCTGGGTCGGGCCGAAGTGTGACCTGCATGCGTGGCGTCGGCTTGTCGCCCCACGGCACATCAGGCCCAAGGCGGAAGTGGCGGCGCAGTTCGTTGGGCACTATCGCCTGCGATCCCATGAGGTTGATCCACGTATTCATCTCGACGTCCCAAGCGGGTCGGAGCGCCTCAACCTCGGAGTAGTCGAATGCGATGACCAACCTGCGGCGCGTCGGGTCGAAGTCCGGCACCAGCCAGTTGTTCAGTGTCCCCGCGAAGCCATCGAGCTTGGGGATCATGGTCGAGCGCCAGAAGACGCGCTCCGCGTCGCGGAGGTTGGCGTAGACCGTGGTCTTCTCGTCGTCGCCGGCGAGGACCAGGGGCACGCCCAGGGCCGCGCAGACCGCCATGCGGCTCAGCTTGCGGGTGGCGACCATCTCGGCGTCCTGTGGAGTCAGGCTGATGCCCTTGAACTCCATACCGGCCGGCATGATCGGGACACGGCCCTTGTTGCGTGGGCCACGCAGGGCGCGCAGGGCGCGACGGACGACGTTCTGGTCCTGCGGCGTGAACTCGGCATCCTTGGGGATCTGCCAGTAACCAGGCGGCACGCTGTCGTTGAGGACGCCGGCCGAGGTGCGCTCTGCCCACGTCCGGCCGGTCATGATCTCGTTGCGCACCGCCGACAGCGGCGAGAGACCGCGCAGCGGGTTCTCAAGGTTCGGGGTGCGGAAGAAGACCATGTCCCGCGGGGCAATAACCTCATGGGTGCCCTTCGGCGGATGATGCTTGAAGGCCAACGGAGTCCGGCCGTTTGCCGAGTCAATCTCGATGTCGGGGGCGCGGAGCCAGTAGAGCTCTTGGGGCACTCCGCCGAAGCGTCCGCGGACCTTTTTCCAGAAGACCTCGCCCCAGACCGCGTCGGCGGCCATGGTGTAGGCCCGGGCATCAGTCCCGGTCATGTCCACCGGATTGAAGTTGTCGAGAAGCGCCTGCAGGTCGTCACCCTCGGCGCTCGGCTCATCGGTGGCCGGAATGAGGTCCTTGCCAACGCGCACGTAGACGCGCAGGGGGACGCCTTGGGCCGATTGGTATAGACGCTTGACGCAGGCGTAGACGAAAGCCTCATCCGCAGGCGCCCTCGCCGCGCTCACCGGATCTCGATAGGTCTGCGGCCCCTCTTGCGGGATGCCCATGAACTGCTGCCAGGTCATGGACGTATCACGCAGGGCTAGAGCGCTGCCGCGCCGCGGGTCGAAGGCGTATATGCCGGCGAGCGGGTCAATGGCCATCTAGTCGTCCTTCACGGGCCGCCGGCAGCGCCAGCACCAATCTTCGTCATCGGTGTCCTCGCCTTCCGCATCGGGGTCGATGAGCGGGATGGGACAGTGGCAGTAGCCGTCGTCGGGTTCATGCGACAAATGCCCAGCCGCCCTTCTTGGCCGCCACCAGCGAGGCTTGAGCGTTGACCATCGCGGCGGCGATCAGCGCGTCGATGACCCGCCTGTCTTGGTCCCCGCCCTGCCGCGTCTGCGATGGGCGGTCGAAGCGGGCGTCGCCGAAGGGCAAGACCTTGGCCTCAGCATTGAGCGCGTGCTGCGTCAGACCCGGATCGCCGGCGTGGCGGAGCCAGCCGTTGCGGAGGGCTTCCATGAAGCGCTCGTAGTCCTCGACGGCCAGGAGGTTGGTCTGTGGCCGGTCGATGACCGTGCAGCCCAGCTGACGCTCGATCCATTGCCCGAGGTCCTCGGCCCGGCTCGTGTCCATGACGACGGTATGGATCGGGTTGCGCTGGTGGATCGTAGCCAGCGCGCGTTGCACGAGCGAGATGTCCAGTGAAGTGCCATCGCGGGGCGGCGTCAGGATGGTCGCCGGCCCCAGCAGTCGGTAGTGCTCGTCACGGTACCAGAGCGGAACGGCCGCCGTGGTATCCCACTTCCAGGCCACGTCGAGGCCGAGCCAGATTCGCTCCCCCGCCGGGATGCCGTCGCCCGTCTGGGCCGCGAACCACTCTGCCTCCTGGATGGCCGCCATATCGCTGCGAGTCGGGAGGTTGCAGACGAAGCGGCGCCAGTGGGCCATCGTCATCGTCGGGCTGGCGTACTTGGCGGCGAGCCCGTCGACGGTGATGCCCGAGAACGGGTTGGCCGCCTTGACGACGGCGAAGTCCTCGACGTCGCCCTTCTCGGGGACGGCCCATTCATGGAGGATCAGCCGCGGGGATGCCGCGCGGACGAAGGTCCCGTCGCGCCGAATGTCCTCTGCGGACTGGCGGATGTGCTCCCGCGTCTGCTCGAACTCCGTCCCGGGTTCGCCGGCCGTCGAGATGGTGACGATCTGACCTGACCGCTTGGCGAGCTTGCCGGCCCAAGTGCGATACAGACCGAGGTTCCGATGGCGGTGGAGCTCGTCGATGATGCCGAGGGTCGGGATTACGCCGTCCCCGGTGCGATCGTCCGCGGCGAAGACCTGAATCCGGCCGCCCCCAAAGTGGTTGATGCGCCGGTAGCCCTCGAGGCACACGAAGCGCGGGACTTCGGTCTTCTGCTTGCCCTTTGCTTCCTGAATGGCAGAGTGGACTGACTCGTACATCCGCGGCGAACGTAGGACGAAGCCCTCGGCCTGGCGGTAGAGGATCTCAGCCTGCTCGCGCGATGAGGCCGCCACGGGCACGGCAGCCCCGGGGCGATGCTCGCAGTGGTAAAGCGCCAGGCCCGCGACGAGCGTCGTCTTGCCGTTGCCCTCGGGCACGACCAGCCAGCACTCGGGACAGCCGGAAAAGACGTCTTCGAGGAATGCGTCCTGGAATGGTTCAGGATGCCAGCTCGCGCCGGTGTCCAAGATGAGGTCTGCTGCCCACGCCCGAAAATGGGGCAGGGTGAATGGCGTTGGCAAGCGCCCTCCCCAAACTAAAACTCGCGGCGAGGCAGGCGGTCTAGAAAATTCGTGGCCGCGCTGCAAAAGACGGCGGTCTCGATACCGCGCGGCCGCCGGCGCGGCGGCCCGCGATGTGCCGCGACACGCGCTGGCTGTCCCCTACCGTGCGCTGTGAGTGGCAGGAGTGGCATAGCGAACGCAGGTTGCTATGGTCATCGCTTCCGCCGGCACGGCGAGGAATGATGTGGTCGATGTCAGTGGCAGGCACTCCGCACCTACGGCAGAGCGGCTCTCCTACTAGATGCTCTAGCCGTATTGCGCGCCATGCGTGGCCATAGCCGCGGGATGCGGAGGTACCCCGATCAGTTACCCCACCCCCGTCGCTCACGGAGTAGACCCCCACCCCCTTGATTGAGGCCCACCCTGCTGATTCACACCGCACCGGAGCCGGCCCAACACGCAAGGCCGAGCAGGGCCAAGCCAACTGAGGATGGACCGCCGTGCCACACGCCGAAGGCGACAAGCGCGGCACCTACGAATAGGGCTGTGGCGATGGCCAAGAAGGTCTTACTCATGAGGCACACCAGATCCAGAAGAAGTGGACGGCCAGGCCGCCGCATACCAGGCCCACCAGGAAGGGCAGCAAGCCGAAGGCTTGGGCTGCGGTCCGCACCTGACGGCTAATCGTTGGGTGGCCTGTCTCAATCGCCCAGAATTCGTAACTGAGCAGGATGACGACGGCCAGTAGGAAGGTGAGCCAAGGAATCATCTCTGGGCTCATGGCTTGATTGCCCTCCGGCATTTGGTACAGCGTCGGTCGAAGTCATCCGGGTTGGGCCGCTCGCAGTCGCAGGCTCCGATGACCTGATCCGCGTAGCGGTCCTGCAAGCTCTGCTGCTGCTCGGCACGCTTCGTAGCACGCCGCTTGAGCCAGGCCTTGTAGTCCTGTTGGAAGTTCGGGTATTCGCGCAGCCAGGCTTCCAGGTCAGACAGCGCCTTGTCGTGGAAACGCCACATGACGGCGATCACGATGAGCAGGGCGATGAGCCAGTAATCTCGAGCCTGAGCCAGCGCGCCAATGGGATCCACGCTGTTCTCCCATTAGCGGAACGCAGTGTTGGGGACCATGCGGACGATGGGCTTCGCTGCTGCCGGCCAGAGCTCGCAGACGAAGTACCACTTGCCGCCGGAGTACCCGCTTGCGCAGCCGATGCGCGCCCAGTACGGATTGGACAGGATGGCCCAATGCTCCGGCGATGCCTTCCACATGGCGACTGCGGTGGCGGCCGGGTCGTCGTAGCCGCTGTTCCAGGCGAGCACTTCGGCCGTTGTCCCCGGCCAGTCGTCATGCGAGAAGTTGACTTCGACCTGCGGAAGTCGCCAATCGGCAATCGTTACCAATGCCGCGGTAATGGGCCGGCTTATTACCGTGGCAGCCGTCAGGTCGGCGTAGAGATCGCTCGGAGCTCTTCGAGCAGGCTCAAGCGACGGGCGTGACTTTCTGGCGCACAACCAGCGAAAGTACCGCGGCCGCAAGCGCCAGAATGGCGCCTTCCTGCTGGCTATTCACGTTCAGCCCAAACGACAGGCCGAGAGCCAGGGCGGCTGAGATGGTGCCCATCGTGAGCACGGGTTCTGACTTGATGTAGTCAAGGATCTTCGTAATCAAGGGATTCCCTCCTACTGTCGTTGGGTGGCCTTTTCGGCCATGGCTATCAGGTGCGCTTCCCACCCGGTAGGCGAGCAGCGCGCCGCAGGCGCACAGAACGATCAGGGTTTGGCCGTCACTGATGGGCGCCCCGTGGTGTCCCCTCAGGATCTGCGCGTGGCGATCCTTGGCGGCTTTGACTGCTTCGGTGGCCGACCAGTCGTGAACCGTGCCCATTGCTCAGTCATCGGCTACATCGGCTGCGGTGGCAGCGACCTTGCCCTTGATGACGGTGATGCGGGAGGTCGCGTTGGAGAGCTTCGTGGTGAGGTCGGCGATCTTGGTGTTCAGCGGCGCGACGGCATCGGCGACAGCGGACGTGCAGTCGACGGCTTGGGTTGTGGCCGGGCCGAGCGTGCAGGTGGACGTCAGAACGTAGTGATTCGCCAGCGGGCCATCGCCGATGAGGCGGAAGGTGCCATTCGGCGCTTTCTGCGGGTCCTGGCTGATGCTGGCCGTGCCGGTGCACGTCGCCGTGGAGCCAACCGCGAACGTGGCGTGAACAGTCGTCCCGTCCGGGCTGTAGCCAGTGACGGTGCCGCCCACGAAGGTGGCGACGCGCGGATAGCCGGTCCTGTCCAGCGTAATGATGGTCATAGAGTCCTCTGTGGTAGAGGTCGAGGGCAGCGATGGGTCGATAAGGAACCGCTTGAGTTCGTCGGCGGTGCCGCGGAAGGCAGACGCATCGCAATTGCCGGTGACGCCCGGGACGGTGGGATGGGACGTGAACTGGAGCAGCGTCTTAGTCGTCCAGCCGCCATACAAGGATTGCGTCCAATAGAAGGCCGGAACCGTGGCGTATATGGCCGCTAGCGACCCATAGGTTGCGACGTAGAACGAATCCCACAGCGGACCGAGGTCGGATCCGGCGGGGTTGTCCATGTAGAAATGCAGCCGAGTGTCGGGATTGATCGGCGAGTTCCAATACCAGCTGCCCGAGTAGATCAGCAGCGGATGGTTCGGATGCAGTTGGGCGAAGCGCGCGGCGAACGATCGCACCTCGCGGATCCCGGGCTGATACGGGTCGAGGGTGCGTTCGCGCTCAACATCCAGGGCGACAATCAGGTCGGACACGTCGCCGACTTTCGATAGAAAGTAATCGCATTGGAGAGCGCCCGTCGCACCCCAACGGTCAGTGACTAGGAAGTGGTACGCGCCGGGAATCAAGCCAGCAGCGCGCATGCCCCTCAGGTTGGTTGCTATCTGCGCCTGGGTATAGCCATTGCCCTCGGTCGCCTTAGCGATGCCGAAGCCAATGCCCGATGCCCTGACCTTCGCCCAATCGACGGTGGCTCCCGATACATCGATACCGAACAGGGGCATAGATTCCTCCGGGTGAAGTACGACCGGGCCTCGCGCGCGGCAATGGCCGCAGAGCCGGCGGAGGGGACCGGCGCAGCAACGGCGACGGCCCGGCCGATTGAATGGGCGCTAGATGATTCCGGCGGCCCGCAGGCCGGCCACGGCAACGGCGATCGAGGCGATGATGGTGATGGCCACCTTCGCCAGGTTGGCTATGCCGCTGTAGACGCCCTGACGAGATGACTCGTTGAGGTTGACCTGCGCCAGCGTGTCAACCTTGCCTCGCAGGAGGTTGGTCTCCGTCGTTAGGGCGCCAAGACCACCGATCTGCGTTTCGATGGCGCGCAGTCGGACCTCGTGGTCCATGGATTCCTGGATGAGCGGCATCGTGGCGGTCTTGATGGCCTGGATGACGCGGGACTCGCTGTCGCCGACCGCCTTGTAGACGTCGCGCCATGACAGCGGACCGGTGTAGGATTCCTCCCCGTCTGCCATGGATTCCTCCGGGTAAGACGAAACCCCGCGCTCGGCGGGGTTTCGTGGGGACGGCGATGCTAGGCGGTGTGACCCGGGGGTAGTCGGGCTCCCCTAGATTCGATTAGCCGTCAGCCTAGCACATCGCGTA